AGACTGCACACCATTTTCACAGCAGTGAAATCGACGGCTAACGCCAGCAGAAAAAGGCCTCCACCAAACAGCGGGCTGTAGACTGCGATGATCAAAGACAGAATCAGCAGACCACATCCGCCATAGTTCATCCGCTTGCGCACCGCCTTGCCCGTGTGCGTTGTCTTTGGTGGTGCCATCATTGAACTCTGCCCCTGTTCCTGCTCCACCTCTTCCAGCATCCAGCGTGCTTCGGTCCAATCCTCTTCACCATTCACGCAGACCTGAGCCTCCGCATTGATGGCGCCGGTCTTATACATCGCCTTGAGCTGACCAAAAGTGAAAGGCCCCTCCGGTGTTGCACCCATTGTTCGGCTCAGCCAGTAAGTTTTGAGTGCGTTCATCCTCGCATCTTGCGCATTCACCGCTACCCTGCAAGCCCGAGCTTTCCCACTCCGCCACACCATTCACCGCGACCCACAAAGCGGCAGTCATCCGGCAGTCAATCTCTCCAATGCCCACCAAACCGTGGCACTGATACCCATTCGATTCTCGTAGGGGTCGCCACTCTAACTGGGAGAGGCGACCGGAAAAAGAGGCGCAGGAAGGCGCAAAACGACACAAAAAAGCCGGAAGGGCGGCAGTCAGACGGCAGTCGGAAATGGTTGCAGATGGCAGGAGGGTGCTACGGTGACAGCATGATCGTCCGCTGCAGCACCACTAAAAAGGGCACCCCTGTGTGGGTGCTTGATCTGGGCGTGGTGGAGGGGAGACGGCAGCGACGGCAGTTTGCGACCCGTGAGGAGGCTGACCGGGCATTGAAGGTGGCGAAGGGAATGAAGAAACGGATGGGCGAGAGCGGGCTCGGTGCCTCACCGGTGGAGCTGGCAGAATTCATGGCGCTGCGGGATCGCTGCGCGCAGGCGGGGTGCACGTTGACGGAAGCGGTGAGCTATTACTTGAGCCACGGCGCACGCTTGCTGAAGCCGGTGCTGCTGGCGGAGTTGGTGGAGTCGTTTGTCTGGGCTAAGGCCGAGCAGGCGGTGGCAGCACGCACGCTGCAGACTTATCGGTCAGTGCTGCGCGGGTTGGCGAAGATGTATCCGCTGCGTCTGGCGCACGAGCTGACGCGTGCTGAGATCGAATGCTGGCTGGGGTCTCAAGGCTGGGAGGCGCGGACCCGGAATGGGGCGCTGGGGCATGTGCGCACGCTGATGAGCTGGGGCCGTGATCAGGGCCACCTGGTGAATGATCCAGCAGCCGGGATTGCCAGCCGGACGGAGGCGGTGGAGGAGATCGGCACACTGACGGTGGCGCATGCTGAACGATTGCTGCGGGCCGCGCTGAAGCAGCCGCGCATGATGGGCTATGTGGTGCTGGGTTTGTTTGGCGGGCTGCGCCGGGCGGAGATCGAGCGGCTGAAGTGGGATGCAATCAATCTGGATGAGGGCACGGTGATCGTGGGCGCGAAGCTGAGCAAGACACGGACGCGGCGCGTGGTGGATCTCACCGAGAATGCACGCGCCTGGCTGCGGGCGGCAGGTGATGAGATGCGTGGCAAATCTAAGCATGTGTCACCCGCGAACTTGAAAGACCTATGGCCGGAGTTCTGGCCGAAGGCTGGGCTGGCGGTCTGGCCTAACAATGCGCTGCGGCATACGTTTGCCAGCATGCACTACGCTCACCACCAGGATGAGTCGAAGCTGCAAGCCCAGATGGGCCATGAGTCGGCACGGATGCTGCATCAGCATTACCGGGCATTGAAGTCGAAGGCGGAAGCGGCGGCGTTCTGGGCGCTCAAGCCGTGATACCGAGGAGCTTGAGAACGGCGGCGGGATTGACGAAGCCTTGGGTGCGGAGGTCACCGGGGCCGGAGATGGGGCGGAGGCGGGTGGTGATCCAGTCGCCATCGCGTTGGGAGCCGGATTGGCCGGATGAGGTGTTGGCCTCGATGGTGTCCATGGTCTCAGTGTGGGGCAGCTCGACGAGCCCGGCGTGGCCGTTGTCTGTGGTGCCATGGCGGGCGAGCCAGAGGGCTCCAGGGACTGGGACTGGTGAAAGCAGCGCAAACGCACGGAAGGCGCGGGCTGCGGTCATGCAGTGCGGGCTCATGGTGCCGTGCCACTTGGCGATCTGGGCGGGAGTGGCACCGTATTTGGCGAGGGCGGTGGCGATGATGAATTCAGCGAAGGCGGCGCAGTAAGCCCAGCCATCTTCCCATGGACTCTGGCGCATGCCAGCGCGTAGCTCGGCGACGAGGGCGGTATCAAGCCCAGGCGTGGCGGGATTATCCCACGAGGCGTTTGGCTTGACCTCACGCAGGCCACAAAAGCGGCGACCTTCGGCGATGATGAGGATGGCCAGGCGGCGTTCAGCGGAGACCATAAGACCTGCCTGTGAGGCGGGCAGCGCGGCGGGAGTAGGTCCAGCCAGCGGGGGAAGGCGGCGATCGAGCGCGGCGAGGGTGATGGCACCAGGCTCGGCATCGGGCAGGACACCGAGGCGGGTCTGGACGAGGCGGGTGAAGGCGGTGGCGGTCATCGGGAGCAGGGAATGGAGAGGATGGCGAAGATAAAGACGGCGAGCACCAGTGAGCCGATGCCCATGGCATGGGTGAGTTGGTGCAGGTCGGCGAGGTGCATCAGGCGAAGATGGTAAGACGGCCTTTGGTGATCCAGCGGAGGGCGGCGTTGACCATGGCGAGCACCACAAGAGCCTCACCAGGGTAGAGGGCTACGAGCTCACGGGCGGGCGGATACAGGGCAGCCGCTGCTGTGACGGTCTGGGCAGCGAGGGTCTTGGAGGTGAAGATGGACTTGGTCATGGGATGATTTAGGGTTGGCGGGTTATTGGTTAGGGATTGACGCCACGCAGCACTGCCTTGGCGCTGGTGTAGTCAGAGAGAGTGTCGAACTCGGTGCGTGTGGCTGTATTCGTGGCGCGCGCTGCGCTGTAATCGCCGAGCATGTGCATGAGCAGGGTGGCGGTCTGGCCGGGGGTGACGCCGGTGGCGAGTTGGTAGCGCTGGGCGGCTGGGCCGGTGCAGCTCACGGCACCGAGCATGAAGGCGATGATGGCCAGCAGGGCGGTGAGAGTCAGCAATCGATGGCGCGGGCGCATGATTGCCGAGGCATGTCAATGCGGCTTGAGCTTGTCATCGATCGCGGCCTTAACGAAAGAGCGGAAGTGTGTGAGCTGCTCTTCTCCGAGTTCAGCGATGCGCTCCAGGCGGGTTCCGGTCTGATCGAGCGCGGTGACCATGCGGTCCTCACGGCGGGCAGAGTCGGCCTTGTGGGTTTCCCACGTGGCGGTCATCTCGGCCTTGTGCTCTTTCTGCGCCTGGAGAAACAGCCGGCCGATGTAATACACAGCAAACAGCAGGATGCCTTTGAGTCCGATCTCATCCCAGCCTTTCAGATCCATGGTGGCACTGGCATCTGCAAGCCAGGCGGACATGCCGATGATGGCGGCAATGGTGAGCTTGATCTCGGTGAGGTAGTCGCTGAGATGGGAGAGCATAAGTGATTAACTCAGGATGGCGGTGGATCGTTCGGTGGTGAGGATGCCAGCAGAGGTGAGGGCGGCGAGCCCGGCGAGGATGCGCGCATCATCAGCGCGCACGGTGGCGGTCCACATGGTCAGCTCTTTGTCGAGCATCTTGATGCGGATGTCGCTGCTGGTGATGATTCCGGCTTTTTCTTCGGTGGTGAACTCAGCCCAAAACTCAGCCTTCGATGGCCACGCTTTGACGGTAGGCGGCAGCGCTTCGACCTGCCACCCGTAATGCACAGTGCAGGCATCGGCGTCGATTGTCTCCGTGCCTGTGAGTCGCTGCGTTAGCGGGTCAAACTCTGGCGCATCGTCACGCGTCACGGTCATGGTTAGGTATTCGGTCGATAGGCCAGAAACGGCTTCGTCATCGCCGCGAGGATAGCGGCTGATTTCTTGCGTGGTCGGGTTGTAGAGCAGTTTCATTATGAGTCTGGAAGTGCGCCAGTTGGAGCAGTGAAATCTGTGGTGTATAGAGCCACACCTTTTTTGATGCGGACATCATCAAGCCTGCCATCGAGCGGGTGGACATGGCTGCCTGAATAAGGCAGACAACCCAATTCAAGTGGCACACTTGAGCCGGTGATGTTGCTGCTATCCGTCGCCGTTGATCCTGACTGTGTTCCGTCCACAAATAGACGCAGACTTGTGCCGCTGCGACATGCGGCGATGTGATACCATACGCCGGTGGTCGGTGTCCATGATCCGCCGGTTGCAATCGTAGAGCCACCATTCAAGAAATACAGTGCCCCAAGATACCAACGGAACGTGAATCCGTTGCCGTCATACTGGCTGACGAATGTGCCTGGGTCGCTGGTGTTGTTGGTCGATTTATACCAGAACTCGACGGTGAAATCACCGGTTCCGAAATCCCAATTCGCGGAATCTGGAGCTTGTACATAATCACCGTTGCCATCGAATAGTAGCGAGGCCGAGCCAAACTTAGGCGAGGTCGTGGAGAGTTGCGCGTTGCCGTAAAAGGTGATGGCGTTGCCGACTGAACTGGAGTCGGTGGCGCTGGTCGCGCCATTGGTGCCATCGGCGTGGAGTAGCAGTTTGACGCTGGAAAATGATGGGTCGCCGCCACCCGCTACCGTGAAACGAAACGGGTTGATGATGAAGCCCAACGCCGGACAAGCCGCAGCAAGCCAGATGATAGCGATGATGTGTGAGAGTGTTTTCATCGGGTGCCAATGATCCAGACCTTGACGCCTTCGCCGGTGTTGTCCGTCGTCGTTCCAACCTGGTCGATGAATAGCTCGATCAGTGCGTCGTCTGCGAGCGCGGTGTCAGTGAGTGTGTGCGCGGTGGCGGCGGTGGTGCTGGTTGTTTCACTCGCGTCCACGCTGAGTTTGTTAGTCGTCATCACCGTGGTGCCAGATTCGTGCAGGTCCACGATGACGATGGCTCCCGTCGAGGCTTTGGTCAGGCTGCATCGAAGGCTGGTGATCGTCATGGCAAACGGCATGCGGAAGGTCACCTTTGGCACTGTGCTGCTGGCGGTGTTGTCGCTGGTTTCATCACTGAGGGCGATGCCAATCTCAACCTTGATGGCGCTAACCAAGCGTGTGTCACTGCCCTGCACCGCAACACTAGCGGCAGTCTCGCCATCCGTGGCAAGCTCGACGCTGCCGCGTGCGGAGGTCGTAGCCGCCGCGACGGTGGTGCCGGTTAGTGATCCATCGGCGAGGTCGGTGAGGTCAGCATCGAGCGGCTGGTAACTGCTGGCGGCGGTGGCGCTGAGTAGATAGTCGGTGATGCTGGCGCTCTGGGTGGCGAGGGTGCCAAGTCCTAGCGTGGTGCGCTGAGCGGTGGCATCGGCGTCATCGAGCAGGGCGCGGCCTGCGGTGGTGGTAACCAGGGCGGCGATGCTGGTGAGGTCGGAGTCGAGCGGTTGGTAGGTGCTCGCAGCGGTGGCGGTGAGCAGGTAGTCAGTGATGGTGGCGCTCTGCGTGGCGAGGGTGCCGAGGCCGAGCGTGGTGCGCTGGGCGGCGGCATCAGCGTCATCGAGCAAGGCGCGGCCTGCGCTCGTGGTGGTCAGTGCAGCGATGCTGGTGAGATCGGAGTCGAGCGGCTGGTAGCTGCTGGCTGCACTGGCGGTGGTCAGGTAGTCAGTGATGGTGGCGCTCTGGGTGGCGAGGGTTCCTAGGCCGGTGATCTGGCCGGAGGTGATGCCGGTGAGAGATGCACCGCTGCCAGTGGTCGTGAGGATCACACCGGTGCCGGACTCATCTGACAAGACACCCGTGAACTGGGCTGAGGTGGTGGCAGCGAATTGCGCGAGCGTGCCGCTGGTGAGCGCGTCACCACCACCGCTGATGGTCTGCCAGGTGTTGTCGCCGCGCAGGTATTTCGTGGTGATGGAGGATCCACTGCCGAGGCGGGCGGCGGCGACGGTGCCGCTGGTGATGTTGCCCGCGTTAATGGCGCTGGCATCGGTCAGGATGACGCCAGAGGATAATGGCCAGAGCACAACGATGGCGTCATTGAACGCCTCTTGTGTGTAAACATCGACCGTGCCGCCTAGCTCGCTGGTCCAGCGCAGCTTTCCGCCGCCAAACACTGATCCCAACCAGACTGGCAGGGAGTTGACCGATGTGCCGTGATCGCGAGTGGCGGCAGTGCCGAGGCCGAGCGTGGTGCGCTGCGCGGCGGCGTCAGCGTCATCGAGCAAAGCGCGGCCAGCCGTGGTGGTGGTCAAGGCAGCGATGCTAGTGAGGTCGGAGTCGAGCGGCTGGTAGGTGCTGGCGGCGGAGGCGGTGGTCAGGTAGTCACTGATGGTGGCGCTCTGGGTGGCGAGGGTGCCGAGACCGAGCGTGGTGCGCTGAGCTGCTGCATCGGCGTCATCGAGCAAGGCGCGGCCTGCGGAGGTGGTGACCAGGGCGGCGATGCTGGTGAGGTCGGAGTCGAGCGGTTGGTAGCTGCTGGCTGCAGACGCGGTGGTGAGGTAGTCGGTGATGGTGGCGCTCTGCGTGGCGAGGGTGCCGAGTCCGGTGATCTGGCCAGCCGTGATACCGGTGAGAGATGCACCACTGCCTGTGGTGGTGAGGATCAAGCCGGTGCCAGACTCATCACTGAGCACACCGCGAAGCTGCGCACTACTGGTAGCTGCAAACTGGCTGAGGGGGTCGCCGATCAGCGCATCGCCCGTGCCACTGCCAGAGCCACCGACGGTGATCATGGCGGGCACTCCGGCGGTGAAGCCGATGGCCTTGCCATTTTCCGGCGTGATGCCGTAAGAGGTGAAGCCAGATGACGTGCGCTTGCGCAGCTCGAACTGGCCGACGGTTTGGGCAGAAAGGATGAAGGCTGAAAGATGAAGGATGAAGGCGGCGAGGAGAAGGCGCATGGCGGAAAGGATGAAGCCTGAAGGATGAAGGATGAAGGCGGTTACGCTGGAGGCTCCCCAGTGTTGAGGCCGATGTGGAAGACATCGCCATCGGCATTGACCAGGCGCAGGTAGCCACCGGAATTGATGCGGTCGGCGAGCTGGGCGATGAGCCAGGCGTCAGCGGCTTCACTGGTGGGATCTGGCGCGGAGTCGCTGGTGCGGATGTAGGCCTGACCGATGAGGCATGGGAAACTCACGCGCTCGACGACGCCGTCGAGGGTCCACTCGATTTCTGCGGTGGCACTCAGGCTCGCCTGGTCGCCGATGGCGGTGCGGAGCGCTGCGGAATCGACGCTGGTGATGCTGAAGACGTAGCTGTCTGCGGTCTCGGTGGCGGTGTTAGTGAAGGCGAGCGGGGTGCCGGTGGCTGTGGCTTTGAGGGCAAAGCGAAAGGTCGGCGTGCCGGTGAGCAGAGCCGGGTCATCACCGGAGGTCTCGATGAATGAGACGGTGAGATCGAGCGCGGCCTGCAGGCGGCAGAGCAGCACAGGTGCAGCGATGCCCGAGATGGTTGCCGCTGCGGCACGAGTGGTGAGGTTGACGAAGACGGTGGACTCCACATTGCCCGCCGTGTGTCAATCCGCCGAACGTCCGCTGCACCGAGCTGAGCCATGAGGCTCAGTCGGTGAGCTCTTTGTTCGGCTTACGCTGCCGGGATGTTGCCAGCCAGCAGGGCATCGAGGATGGCCTTGGAGAGTCGGGAGACATTTTGCAGGGCATCGGCGATGGCTTGGACTTCGGTGGAGTCGTAGGTGCCGGAGATGGTGGGGGATGTGTAGGTGGCGTGGGTGGCTTTGTCAGCGGTGCCAGTCCAGGCGGTGTAGCCTGTATCTTCGCCGAGGATGGTGCCATCGGCACCAGTGGCACCAGTGGACCCCACTGCACCACGAATGTCGAGGGCAGAGGCGATGTCGGTGGAATATCCGGTGGCGGTCAGATACCAGCCGACATGCGTGGTCTCAGTGGTGCCAGTCCCGCCGACCCAGCTATCCAACTGCAAGACGCGGCGTTCACTGTCTGCCACCAAATTATGGACTGGCGACCAGCCATTTGTGCCAGCCGCACCTGTGGCTCCGGTCTCCCCTCCGCTGGGGCCAACATCTCCCTGAGGCCCCGTGGCTCCCGTGGCACCCGTGGCTCCCGTGCTGCCCGTGGCACCTGTGGCTCCGCGCACATCGACGGCATCAGCCAGGACAGTGGTCAGGCCGGTGGCTCCGACGTATCGGGGTGATGCAGGAGCGGTGCCACTGCCGCCGGTCCAACTGGTTATCTGGATGACGCGGCGAGATCCATCGGTGACGATGGCGATCACGGGCGACCAGCCGTCTTCTGCGGTGGTGAGGCTGGCATCGATGTCGAAGAGGATGGTCTTGGCAGGCTCATCGAGTGTGATGGCGCAGGCATCACCAGCGATGAAGCGTGACTTGAGCCAGGCCCATGAGGCATCGATAGCGGAGTCGGGGAAGGTATCGTCATCGCGTGCGATGGCATTGAGGACGGTGATGGGGAAGGATGCGCTGTGAGCGATGACGGAGGAGACCGTCCACTCGACCTGTGCGGAGAGGGTGGCACCAGGATCACTGCCTAACAAGGTGCGCAGAGCTGCGCCATCGACGACGACACTGAAGGCCTGCCGTGAGGTGGCACCACTGCCGCTGCTGGTCAGGCTGGGATCGGTGACGAGCACGGCACCATCAGGCGCATCGGAGGCTTTGATCACGAGGCGGCCGGATGGGCTGGAGAGGGCGGTGATGACACCGTCGGAACCGAAGGCGCAGGACAGGGCCAGCGTGTCGCCCAGCGTGACGAGGATGGGCGGCAGGGCGCTGTGGTTGTTGCTGGCGAAGACGGGGTAGCCAGCACGATCGAGCGCGATGTAGAGTGAGTGAGTCATGCGGGGGAGATGGAGTGTGGGAGTGGTGGAGAGATGGTTAGGCGAGCTGGACGTAAGACACGCAGGCTCCGGCCTTGACGGTGATGGCGCTGTTTGCCACCTCGCTGGCAAAGCGGGCAATCACATTGCCGCTAGCGCTGGGCTTGATGATGCCACGAATGATGGCGACATTGCCAGTGGTCAGGCTGGTGGCATTGCAGGCGCTTGGCAGATCATAGGCGCTGTGATTGGCCAGTGTCTTGGTGGTGCTGGTGAGCGGCCACTCGGAGGTCAGAGCGAGCAGCGTCGGCGTGGCAGGACCATTGAGGGCGAAGCGTGCGCCAGTCGTGGTGGCAGCGGCGTTGTAGGGGATCGTGAACTCGAACTGATACACACCGCCCGAGGTGACTGGGAAGCTGAGATCGGTGATGTCGGCGATGGTGTTGGCGGTGGCGTTGCTGTTGACCACGTCGGAGGTGATCGTCCGAAAGACGGGGATCATGGTCGGCAGCACGGCGGACTCTTCCGGGGTGCCGGTCGCGGGGTCGGTTTCATCGCCACGCCAGACGTTGTTGTTGACGACAAAACTCACGCGCTGACTGCGCCGCCAGCCGACCGTGGCAGCGGTGGGCTTCCAGGCGAGCTGGCACATGAGGGTGGTGGTCTCGGCATTCTCGCCAGCCTCCAGGGCGGTGCCGATGAGCAGCAGTGAATTGAGCAGGGTGACGTTGTAATTCACCGGAGCATGCCAGCGGCCTGTGCTGCTGGAATAGGTGAAGGTGCTGGCGAGCACATGCGCTGCGGCCTGCCATTCAAGGTCGGGCTTGGCGACGAAGCGGAAGACTTCAAGCTCAGTCGGTGTGACGGGCACGCCTTCATCGCAAAAGATCAGCTCCAGAGTCTCGGCATCGCCACGCTCAGCTCGCAGCTCGGTGACGGGTGCCTGCATGCCAGTGGACATGACGAGCTTGGAAGTGGCGCGGTCGAAGATAAGAAGCATGATGGTGAATGTGGGCTGGTGTTAAGCGCGGCGCTTTTTGGAGATGAGCAGGAGGATCTGGGTGTGGAGCTTTTGCACATCACGAACAAAGACCAGGCTGGTGGGGAGACTGAGCGTGTAGGGGTTCTTGTCGGACTCAGGCCTGAGGGCCTCGAAGACGTAGTCTTTGAACTCGATGAGATCGCGGCGGAGGACGATGCCGGAGGATTTGCGCGGCTGGAAAGGTAGCGGCTGCTTCCCATCCATGCGATCCTGCTGGCCTAACGTGAAGTCACGCACGCCTTGCGGTGGGATGTAAGCGGCGCCGAGCTGGGGGAAGAGCCAGCGGATGTAGTCACGCAGCATCCACTGCTGCAGCAGGCCGGTGGTTTTACCCCATGCAAAGGGCTCTGTTTTCTGGCGGGCCATTAGAGTGTCGGGATCGCGGCGGACTGATACTCATAGGTGAGGGTGTAAAGGTAAGCTGCCTTATCGAGCACCTGATCACTCTGCACACCGGCGAGCTTCCATCCGGCCGGGTAATTGTAGGTGAACCCGGCCGCGAACCAGGTCGGAATGTCGAAGATGGAGAAGATGGCCGGGATGCGATCTGGCGTGAGTGATAGCCCCACGCGATCGGTGGGTGGCGGTGTGGCACTCAGGACGGTGCGGATGATGTTGACGGCACTGGTATCAAAGGTGGCCTTGCGGCTGTCGGTCCAGCCGTTGTAAACACCATTCTCATCGGTGAAAATTTCAGGCGTGAGGTGGCCGAGACTGAGGCCGCCAGCGGTGGTGATGGTCTGACCGTTGACGGTGATCTTCCACTTGTCGGGCTTGATGTTGCCGGAGGCGTCAGGGATATAGCCTTTGTAATTGGCTGAGACGCGCCAGACATGGCCATTGAGGTCTTCCTTGGAATCAAGTGAGGCAAGCCAGAGGGTCGGGATCTCAGGATGCTCCGAGCCGACGACGAAGGCTTCCGGCTGGACGGTGAGCCAGGTCTGCGGGCCTTCATCCCATCCTTCTTCGGGCTGGGCCAGCATGGAGCTTTCGAGCTTATTGGCTGCGCGGCGGAGACCTTCGGCACTGATCTCATGGAGCCAGCCGGGGCCGTCCTGCCGAGTGACCACTTCCTTCAGCCGCATGTGGGGATACCCTGGCAGGACACCACCTTCACGGAAGGTGTCTTCATCATTGGTGCGGATGGTGCGGCGCAGGGAATCAAGCGAGCGTGCGCGCTTGCTGATCTCCAGACCGGGCAGTTCAAGGTAGGTCTTATTGCCGTGCTCGATGTAGTAAGGGATGCTCATGGTTAAGATGCGCCGGTGAGCGTGCTGAGGATTTGCTGAATGACCTGCAAGGCCGTTTGTGTGGTGGTGCTTTCTCCCTGGCCACCTTTCTCGGCGCCTGCAGCTGCGGCCTTGCCAGCCAGGGGATTGTTCTGCGGGCGGTTGGGGTCGCCACTGTAGAGGTGCTCTTGCCGCTGATAGGCACCACCCTGCTTGGCGAATGAGTAGCCTTTGATCTTGCCATCGGCCGCGGCGGTGGACTTGTCACCAGGTGAGGACGGGCCGCGCTTATCGACTGCTTCCTGCAGGTTCTGCATCTTGGTGGCAGCGGCGGTGGCCTGATCCTTGCCAAGCCCGGTCTGGGCCATGATGGCGGCGGTGCGCTGGCGGATGGCTTCTTCGCGCTCCAGCTGCTTGACGAGATCTTCCTGTCCATTGGCCTTGGCTTGCAGCAGGGCCATCTCTCCAGCGAGGTCACGGGAGGCGCTGAGCTGATCCTGCTTCTCTTTCTCCATGGTAATGGTCTGCTCCCACCAGGCTTCTTTCTCGGCGGCCTTGGCGGCTTTTTCTTTTTCAGCAGCAGCACCGGAGTCGGTGGCAGCCTGGTCCCGCATGCCGCCCTGCGTGGCATCCATCTGCGCTTGCAGCTTGAGCACTTCCTGCAGCTTGTCGAAGGTCTTGTCCACGCCACTGACGCCACCCTTGAGCTGAGAGGCAGCGAAGGCTTCCATGCCCTGCACGGTGGCCTCAAAGAACAAGCCGCCAGCTGCGCGCATCTCATCGATCTTCTGCTTCTGCAGATCAGCCAGGGCAGCGAGCTTCTGTTCAGGGGCCATGCGTGAGATGGCCTGTTGGGTGATGCTTTCCTGAATGGCTTTGACGCGGGTGAGAGCGGTCTCTTTTTCTTTGGCAGCCGCGGCGGCGTTCTTGGCGTCTTCCTTTTCCTGCGCTGCGGTGGCTGCGGCGACTCGGTTCTTTTCCTGCGCGGAGGCTGCGGCGGCGCGGTCTTTCTCACGCTGCACATCTGCGGCACCGGCGGAGTCAGGTGTGCCAAAGGCATCAGCGAATGAGGCACCGCCGATCATGGCACCGACACCCTGCCCCATTGCAATCAAGGAACCGACACCAGCTTTGGTGCGGGCGATGAAGCCATCGACCTTGTCATTCATGGCCGCCATGTTTTGCACGGCGCTGTCAGCCAGAACGGGGGCATTGGCGAACATGCCCTCAAGCCCGGCTTTGCCGGCCGAGAAGAGCGGGATGAGATCGCCTGCGCTCTTGCCTAACAGATTGAGGATATCGTTGTAGCCGGTGCCAGTGGTGCGGGCTTCACCGAAGGCACCGCTGAGGGCGATGAGCTTCTGATCGAGCGGCATGGCCGCGAGTGATTCAGCGGTGATGCCGAGATGCGCCAGGGCTTCAGCGGCTTTGGTGTTCTCGACATCGCCCAGAGCTTTTTCGAGTTTGAGGGCTGAGCCCGCCACGCCTTCCATGCTGGTGCCGGACTGCTCAGCGGCGAAGGTGACGCGCTGAATGGTTGCGGTAGATTCACCGAGCTTGAGTGCAGTGTCAGCCAGATCGTCGAAGTGTGACAGCGTGCCCTTGATGGCCGTGCCAAGGGCACCGATGCCGAGCATGCCGCTCAGGTTGGGCATGGCCTTGGCAGCACTGGCACCGAAGCCGGAGATCTTTGTCTGGAGTTGCGCAAGCCCGCGATCGACGGCGGCGGCATTAAAGCCGAATTCAATGATGGCCGACATGGATGAGGAAGTGAGGGGTTACTCACGCACCGCATGTCAAAGCGCAGCGCAGCGAATGCCGAACGGCCGCTGCACCGAGCTGAGCTATGGTTCAGTCGGTGAGCTCTTTGTTCGGCCCATTCAGCACAGCCAAGATGGCATTCACAATGGGCTGGGTGGGATCTGTGCCATCTCGGCGGTATTGTTCCCAGCCTGCTATGTCGATCGATGGTGGAATCATCACAGTCAGAATCAATCTTCCTGACTCATCACGAATGGTTCCCCAATCATCAGTATGTGCACGTGCGTGATGGAGCTTGCCGACCCAAGGTTGAACGATGGCGTGAAGCCTATTCCCTGCGGGACTTGAAGAAGTCGGTGACGCGGGACCACCAGCGGCCGCGCTTGCTGAGGGCGGGGTTGGGCCAGATGAGGGGCTCGCCATCGGCGGTGCGGCCGGCATGGATGAGCTCGCGCCCGACGGCGAGTGGGACATGGTGCAGGATTTGATCATGGGTGAAAAGGCCAGGTGCGGCCCGCGACAAAAGCACCACGTAGGATGCCTCTGCCGAGGGCAGTGCTAGTTTCCCAAGTCTTCCCCCTGGAGGTGAGTGGGTCGGGAGATGGCCTGCGTGCTGTCAGCAGAGCTGAGGATCTGCAAGGCCAGCTCGATGGCGGGCATCTGATCGGCGCGCCGGATGTTCTCATCGGCCCACTGCTCGATCTGTTCCATGAGCAGGGCGGCATTGCCACGCAGGGCATTCCAATGATCAGGCGTGTGGAGGCAGAGCCAGAGGATGATGAGGGCTTCCTGCAGGAAGGACTCGGGATGCTTGCGCACGAGGTGGATGGGCAGTGAATCATTCAGGGCACGCAGCCTGAAGTAGAGCGTCTCACGGCGGATGGAGAATGGCTGCAGGGTGATGCCCTGCCACTGATGGCTGGAAAGCACGGCGGTCTGACGCTCAGCGGCGGCTTCATCAGCGATCTGCTGGCCGATGATGTCATCATCGAAGGTGGATGGTTGGGATGGATTCATGGTTAGGCGATGCGGAAATGGGCGCGCACCTGGTCGAGCAGGTGATCGCTGGGGTTCTGCGGGATGAGGGCGCGGCGGTTGCTGTGCGGTGACTTAAGCAGGACTTCACGGGACTGCCGTTTGCAGTGGCTGAGCAGGCAGGCGTAGCTGTAGGCTCCCTGGTAAGCTGAGACGAGCGGGTGCTGGGGCTGGGTGGTCTCAAGCACGAGGGCGGTCTGACCAGGTGTGGTGCGGCGGATGAGGTCGATGGTCTGCCACTCGGGAAGATTGCGCATGCCATGCGCTGGCAGGCAGTAGAAGCGGCGCCCGACATCCCCCTCAAGATTGATGACTGGAATGCCGATGACACCGAGCGCCGCTGCCAGTGGCAGGTCGGTGGTGCGCGGACCGCGCTGCAGGGTGATGGTGCTGTCTTCCGTGCCGGGCTCATACTGCCAGGCACCGAGGGCGCAGGAGACAAGGCGGAAGCGCTCACCTGTGGCCTGATACTTGAGCAGGGTGCTGTAGTTATGCGCGGCGCGCAGGGCCTGCAGGAAGGGATGCAGCGGGTCAGTCTTGAGCAGCACGCCGGTGCCGTAGGCATTGCGCAAGCCATCGCGATCCAACTGGGACCACTGGCTGGTGGGGCTGATGCTGAAGCGCTGCTTGAGCGCGTGCCGCAGCTCGATGATCTCTGTCTGCTGCGGGCGGACGATGAAGCCGCAGGCGGCAAAGGCGGCGGCAAGTGGGGTGGACGCGGTGGACCAGGTGAAGGCTTGCATGGGCAAGGATGGATGAGGACTGAGTGCAGTGCCGGGATTGACCCGGCTGAGCCGCTGCACCGGCGAAGTCTGACCGATTAAACGACCGCGATGAACGGTCGATAGGTGAAGGGCACGCTGATCGTGGTGCCTTCACCATCCGCATGATCACGGGTGGGATTGCCGACGATGGTGACATTGTCGGCATCGATCTGAAATCCGTGAATGTCATCGCCATCCGCTACGTTGAGCAGGGTGGTGGCGGTGCCTGGGTGGATGTTGGCGAGGCCATGCGCCTGCCCGAGGGCATTGCGGGATGGACGGCCTTTGATTTCACCTTCCAGCCGTGGATCTTCCCAGCGCTCGTATTCGACGGCGCGCTGATCTCCTTTGTGCGTGACCTGGTCGCGCATGGGTTTGAGCGAGACATCGGTGACCATGAGGCCAGTCTCGTCTTTGATTCCGTAGGCAGGCTTGATGCCGTGCTCAATGAGGGGTTCGATGGGCATGAGTTTTGAAAGCGTGGGGGTGGCCTAACCAGAAGTAGATATTACGGGGCGACTGCGGCGGCAGTGCCGTGCAGCACTCGAGGCTTGAGCACGCACTTGGTGGTGGACTTGGCGACGAGGATCAGAAGTGGATACTCTCCGACGCTGATGTCAGCACTCGGGGCGATGCCGCCAGCGGTGCTGCTGAGGACATAAATGGGGGCAGACATACTGAGCGTGGCACCGAGCGTGAGATCAGGATCTTCCGTGACGACGCTGAGCGGCTGGCCTGCGCTGGCAGCATGGGCGGCCACGCCGACGATGCCGATGAGGGTGGAGTCATCTGCATCCGCGAGCACATACTTGCCAGTGCTGGCAGAGGTGACGACGACCTGACCAGCGGTGATCGTGGCGCCTGCGATACCTGTGAGGTATTTGGCCGAGGTGCTGGGAACGAAGCTGGCAGCCGTGATGCTCAGATCAGCAGCGAAGCCGGTGAGGCTGACAAAGGAGACAAGGAGGAAGGCGAGGAGGTTTTTCATGGGGCGGTGATGAGTGTGGGATGTCAAAGTGCGAGCACCTGAATGCCGAGCTGCAGTGCGGCGTGCAGGGCGGTGGTGGCGGCCTGCTCATCACGGCGCACATCATCTGGCGTGGGATGGGCGAGGTAGTGCAGTGACCAGCCGGTGCGCAGATCCATGTCAGCGGCGGCGATGTGCGCATAGAGTGCAGCCTCATCATGCAGCAGGGCATTGACGGCGGTGAGCGCAGCCTCGGCGGCGAGCTGCGCGGTGGTGTCTCCAGGCTCAGGTGCGCAGTGGATGCTGACGATGACGATGCAGATGCGCAGCCGTGATCCGGTGCGCTCATCGGCACGCACGACGATGCTGGGATGGGCGAGCGTGCTGCCATCGTCCTGCCGCTGGATGGGCCAGTCGGGGATGCCTGCGGCGGTGGCGGCGGCGGTGCTGAGGTAGTCCTGAATCAGGGTGGCAAGCTGGGTGGTGAGAGTCATGGAAATCAGGTGGCTTTGAGGGCTTCACGATTGGCGCGCTTGATGGCACCACGCACGACGTAGGGCAGGCGTGAGGCGAGCTTGCGCTGCCGGCCGCGTGCCACACGATCAGCGATGGCTTGCAGGCGCTGGCCGGTGCCGTATGAGACGGCATTCTCCAGGCGGAGGTGATAGCTCATGTCACCGACGGTGATGACGGCACTGCCATTGCTGGTGCCGTGGCGCTTGATCCAAAGCGGCAGGCGGACATTGAGCTTGTCAGCGGCGGCGGCCCAGCCGGAGCAGAGAATGCCGACCTTCTTGTAGGTTTCTTTGAGGTAGGTTTCGAGCGTCTTCTTCTTCACGACCATCTTGTCCACAAACTTCCAGCGGCCGATGCTGCGATCACGACCACCAGCACTGGTCATGCGACCGTTCTTGTAGAGGGCTTTGTGGTGATCATGCAGCGTGGCACTGGTGGCATCAGGCTTGAAGAGGCTGCGGTCGGTGCCATAGACGGTGCCGTCCTTTCGGATAAATAGGCGGACGTTCTGTGTCTTTTTGTAATTGAGCGCACTTTCAAACAGGGCGTCATCCATGGTGGTGATGATGCCGCCACGCACGGTGCCTGCACCACGGCGACCTCCGGTGAGATCGGTCTTGATGGCGACTTCACCGGCTTTCTTGGCTTCGGTGCCGGTGACGGTCTCCCACTTGCCGGGATTGTCCAGGGTGGGTGCTGCGCGGGAATAGAATGGCGGGGTGCTCTGCACGGCATCACGCACGAAGCCGCGCGCTTCGGAGTCCACGAGCTCCTTGGCGACGCGGTTGAACTGCCCGGGAATGCGCTTCAGATCACGCAGCAGCGGGGCAAGTTTCGGTGTGACGGTGATCATGTCAGGCAGTGGGGAAGCGCACGGCGGAGATGGCCCAGGCGACTTCGCAGTCATCATGCCCGCTGACGGTGTCGATGCGCCAGTCGAGGCCGTCACAGCGCAGCAGTGAGCGGGAGGCGGGCGCGGTGGGCAGCAGTCTCTTCAGGATGCTGGTGGTGAGGATCTGGACGGGCGTGAAGCCACGACCATCTGAGGCCGGCCGCTGCTCGATGCCGCCGATCTGCACGGCGGTCTGACAGATGACGCTGCCGATGATGACGGTGCGGGCGTAGTGCGCGGTCAGGGCGGTCTGGTGGCGGGCCTTGGCGGCTTGCAGGGCAGTGAGGCTCATAGGCGGAGATCTCGACGGAAGTGGGAATCCCGAAGGCAGGACACGAGCGAGAGCAGGTGATCGGAGAGCGCGGCATTGCCAAGCGGCTCAGCGGCCGGAGTGAGCTGCACGGGCGCATCCCACACGGCATTGTTTTCCTGAAACTCAAAGGTGCAGACGACGGCGGTGGAGTCATCCTCCGCACGGATGTGGATGACGCGCTGACCGTTGGCGCGATCGAGGTCAGTGGTGGTCTCTTGCAGTGTGTGGCGCATGCTGCGCTGACTGTGTCAAAAAAAGAGTGGGGCCACTGCTCAACCAAAAGCAGTGGCCCCTTATGCGCTATCAACAAACCAGGGAGGAACACCTGGAAATTATTCAGGAAGCTCTTCAGCGGCTGGCTCTTCAGTCGCCGACTCTTCGATGGGGGTTTCTGGTGGCAGTGGGGCCTGAGTGAGTGCGTCCTGGAGCTGCTCGTTTTGCAGGAGCGCATAACCGAGGGCTTTGATAAGATCGTCCTTCTTCATGGACTTGATCTCATCAGGCACAGGCGGCAGCGGGATAGCTGGGGCCGTGATGACGGGCGCGGGGGCTAATGGGTTAAAGCTCGGGTTGTTTTTGCGCAGGCCTGCGGCGTTGCGGAACTCCATGAAGGAGGCGGCTGTGCTGTTGTGGCGGTCTTTAGCGATCTGCGCGGCGGTTAGTGAAGGGCCGCAATAGACGGGGAATGGCTGGCCTTTGCAGGCGCTGTCAGGATAACCGATGATGACGTGAAGGCTCATAATGTGAGGGAGTGTGTGAGGTGGTGGGTGTCAATGAAGAGGCCCCGCCTTTTGAGGGGCGGGGCCTTTTGTGGGGCCGCCGGTTAGGCGGTGATGATGCGGTGGCCTGCGTAGTCGCAGATGGAACCAGCGGCGGCGCTGCCAGCCTGACGGCCGAGAGCCTTGCCCCAGAGGAGCACGGGGCTCCAGTAGAGGTCGCCGGTGCCGACCGCCTGCCAGCTCACAGCCGCCATGGTGATGCCGCTGTCTGGGTCGGTGACTGGCTCAGTGTAGCCCATGATCTGGGGGATGCCGAGGGCGGCCATGAGGGCGGCGTCATTAGCCTCTGGAGGACCAGCGATGATGGCCATGGCTTCAGGGGTGAATGCGAAGCCCGCGATGTTTTCAGTCGGGGTGATGACGCCACCTGTGCCATCGGCAGTGATCGCAGTGGCTGTGCCTGCCTGGGCGAGTGCCTCAGTGGTGGCAAGCTGGAAGGTGCTGGAGCTGGCGTAGATGACGAAGTAAGTGCCAGCGGTGAAGCCTGCGCTGAAGTCGGCTGCGGTGACGCGGTCGCCAGTGACGAGACCGTGGGCGGTCTTGGTGAAGAGGTCGCCAGTGTTGGCACCCGTGACGCTGGTGAGCGCCGTGCCATTGTTGGTTGGCAGGTCAGGCCACTCTTCAATGTTCGCGAAGCCGTAGGCATTGGTGAAGGAACGGCGGCTGGAGCCAGCGACGAGCTGACCAGAGTAGTCCTTCGATGAGATGCGGCTGTCGAGAGACAGGGCATTCATGGCGGCGGTGTTCAACCAGGCGGTGCGGCCTTCGGTCATGGCACCGATGACGTTCATGTCGCCAGCGACATTGGTGAGCATGTCCACATCACAGTCAGCGGCGGCGTAGGTGCTGGACTGGCTGAAGTTGCGGGATTTGAACTCGGCTGCGATGTCGAGCGCGAAGTTACGAGCCAGCGCATAACCAGCATTGCCAATGACGTTTGCATACTGCTGCTTATCGTCGGCGATCTGGTTCAGGTAAGGCCACTTGAGAGGCGCATGACGATGACGAGTGACGGTGACTGGCACATCGACCAGATGATCACGAGCGGATGCGGCATTGGCGGCGTAGCCGGTGCTGGCGTCATAGTCGCGCACCGTGGGGACGGTGGAGATGTGGCCGATGTATTCCTTGTTGAGCTTCAGGCTCGTGGGGCGAAACTGGACACCGAGTCCAGCCAGACGCGGTAGGCGGACGGCGAAGGCTCGGATGACATCGAGGAGGATTTCAGAGGCGGTAAGGGTGGTAGCCATGGCGTTGTATTTTTAGGGGAGTGGGTGGGCGAGGGGTGGAGGTGATCGGTCGTTATTCGGCGCGGAGTTTGGCGATGGAGACGATGATCTTCCCGCGCTCACGGGAGTCTTTGCAGCCAGAGAGTTCGGACTGAAGGTCTGCGATCTGATCTTCTTTGGTTTTGCCATGCGTGGTGCCAGTGGCTGGGACTGGGGCACCAGCACCGGCGGCAGCGGCGGCACCGTTTTTCACCAGGGCTTGCAGCTTGGTGATCTCAGCGGTGAACTCAGACTTGATGGCGGCGCAGCCTGCGGCGACGGCGTCATCAAAGAGCTTCTTGGTTTCGGGATCTTCGAGGTTCATCTCGACCTTGGGCACCGCGGGCTTGTAGGCGGCGATGAGGTCGGTGAGTTGGTCTTCTGTCTCATCACCTTTGACGGTGATGCCGACGAGGGAGGCGAGGGCGAGGAGTGCTTTCATGGGGGATGGGTCAGGGGCGCGTGGAGCGGTTGCAGGCGCAGTGATGTCAAACAGGGCGGCGGGCAGCATGGTGAAGAGATGCGCCCACTCGTTCTTGAATGCCTTGGCCTTGGTGCCGGTGATGAGTGCATCGGCGAAGCCTGCATCGATGGCATCCTGCCCGAAGAACCAGGTGCCCTGCTGCGACTTCATCCAGTCGCGGATCTGAGCTTCGGTCTGCCCGGTGCGGGCGATGTAAAGGGCGACGATGCGGTCCTCAAACTGGGCGGCAATCTTGGCTGCGGCGTCGAGTTCGTCGGCATTACCCATGGCACCAGCGGTGACGCGGTGAATCATGACGCGGCCGTTCTCGGCGATCTTGATGGTCTGCCCGGCGAGCATGATGACGCTGGCCATGCTGGCGGCCATGCCGGTGATGTTGACGGTGACTTCTGCGCCGCTGTTTTTCAGTGCGTCATAAATGGTGAAGCCATCACAGCAGTCGCCGCCAGGGCTGTCGAGATTGAGCACGATGGTCTTGGGCTGACCTGCGGCCGCCAGCGCAACGGCGAAGGCTTTGGCAGAGACACCCCAGCAGCCGATCTCATCGGTGATGTCGATGGTTAGGCAGTCATTGGCGGCGGCGCGGAAGTGGAACCAGGAAGGCATGCACGCCGCCGGGTGTCAATGCGACCTCAGTCGGCTGAGGAGGTGTCGATGGCGGCGAGCTCGGCGGCGATGTCATCAGGTGACAGGGTGCCAGCCATGCCGGCCATGGCCTGCAGATGCGCGGGATCGATGGCGAGCAGGGTGGCAATGCTGGCGGGGATCTGGCCGCGATTAGCGAGTGCAAACTGCACGTCACCGAGCTTCTCCAGAATGCGAGCCTGCCGCACAGCGAGTCCACTGCCACCGGTGCGGCGCTCAATGAAGTCTTCCATGGTCTCGGCATTGGCGCGCAGGCGCTCCATGTCGGCACGGTGATCACGACCGAGATCGACGGAGGGATCTGGATCACAGACGAAGTCGATCTGGTTCCAATCCTCCACGGCGGCGAATTGATAGAGCGGGCCGCCTGGCTGCATGGCATCTGCCAGCACCCATTCCCATGTCCACTGCAGGAGTGGATAAAGCAGGGCGCGCAGGTTCTCATGCGCACGGCGCACTTTTTCAATCACCCCACGGAAGGCGGTGCCACCGAGACTGCCCATGCCAAAGATCCACTCGACGGGATAACCGAGACCGAAGACGAAGGGATGAGTGAGCTCTTCCAGAATAGTCTTGAATGGGATGGCCTCTCCACCCTGGAAGAAGTTCATGGTCTCACCTTCAGCCAGGGGAATCATGACGGCGCCATCGGCGATCTCAACAAAGCGCTTGCCAGTATCGGCAGCTGGTGTGCCGGTCTTCTCGGCGGCCATGGCCTGCTGCATGGCATTGGGCACTTTGCCATCACGGGTGGTGGTGGCGCCGAGGAGGGCGCTGCGGATCTTGGCGCTGTGCTTGCGGATGGCTTTCAGATCAAGCACATCGAGCAGGTCTTCATTGCTGCGGAAGATGACAGGGATGCCGTGGTATTGGTTGAAGCGCTCATGCTGCTTCAGGTGGAAGACATTGGCAGCGGAGATGTCGAGTGTCTTGGCACTGGCCGATGACATGGTTGAGTCATCCAGGCGGACCCGCAGCGTCTGGAGCTGGTCGAGTGCGTTGTATTGCAGGCCATCGATCCAGCGGCCGAGCTTGGCCTCGGTGGTGCTGAGATTGCTGCTGACGAGCTGGTCACGGGTGAGAGTCTGGATCTGGAGCCTGCGGCGCGACTTGTCTGAGAGTGACCAGGTAGTGGCGATGTCACCATTGTCGGCGACCTTTTGCAGGAAGATCTCGCCATCGCCCAAACAAGCGGCGAGCCAGCGGGCCTGCAGATCGGCGAGGGTGCCTTCTTTCCGAATGTCCACGGCACGGGAATCAGACCATGATTTGTAGAGCTTGGTGGCCGCGGCCTTGAACTCGGGATTCTCTGAGCAGGATTTCAGGCCGATACCTTTGCCGATGGCTTCCTTTGGCAGACCGCTGATGCAGTAGGAGACGACGGGGATTTTCTCCTGCAGGAAGCGGCTGATCTGCACGCGGTCGCGTGACTTGCTCATGCCCTCAAGCTGCTTCGTGGACCATGGCTGATAGGTGGGCAGCACGCGGTAGGTGCCGGTGCTGGTGGGCAGTGCAGCATTGACTGGCCCGCCACTTGCTTTGGTGCCGGTGATGATGGTGCTTTTTGACGCGGATTTTTTTGCCATGATGATTAGCCGAGGATGTCGGCAGGGGCTCCGTCAAAACGGAAGCCGAAGGGTTTTGAAAACTGGCTGGCGGTGGCTCCGGCCTGCTGGGCCTCGACGGTCTCGATGGCGGCGCGGAGGGCGGCGCGGCGATCCTCCGGCGTGCTGCTGCGGAACTGGGCGCTGTGACTGGAGCCGACGAAGCTGAGGCTGGTGATCTCCTCACCACTGCGATCGGCGGCGGCCTCCAAATACAGATCACGCAGCCAGTTGAACTGGGCGGTGAGATCGGTGTCGTAACGCAAGCGGGCCTCGAAGAGATAGTCGCTGGTGAGGTCGGAGATATTGACGGTGGCCATCACGCGGGAAGGCTGTGTCAAAGGAAGCCAGCAGCGCGGGCGATCTGGCTGGCAAGGACGGCATACTTGCCGCAGTCGCCAAAGTGGTCACTGAGCACGCGCTTCCACTTGCCTGTCTGGCGGTCTTTTTGCTGATGGCTGAGGCCCTGCATGAGATCGAAGTCGGCGTCGGCAGGGATGCAGATGGGTGGGCCTTTTTTCCGCTGGATGCGGCGGCCATAGAACTCGTCCTTCAACTGGGTGTCGCTGTAGGTGTAGAGCTTCAGGTTCGGCCGTGAGGCGGCACGGGTTTCGTTCCATGTGCCGACGGCGGCGTCATTGCCTTTCACGGGCCAGAAGAATCCGCCGCTGCGCTCACAGATGTCATAGCATTCTTCAGTGGCCCACCCGGTGTCGATGTAGCCGACCTGCGGAATGCAGAACTCGGTGGTGCCTGCAATGTAGTAACGCAGGCTGGAAAGGAAGCTGGCACTGATGAGATCACGCTCTGAGATGAGTGTGCCCCAGTCGATATACATGACGCTCATGTCTGGCATGATGGCGCTGACGGCCCAGTGCGTGGCTTTCTCTCCGGGGTCGGCGGTGAGCACCAGCATGCGCGGGCGGGTCGGCAGGACGCGCCGGGCATAGACACCTTTGAGCGCGAGGATATGTTTCTCGGTGACGTTGTAGGCGAGCGCTGACCAGGGCAGAGCAAGCCATGAGTTGTAGTAATTCTGCAGGCCGGTGGTGATGAGGTCGCCTTTCTCAAGGAACTCTTTGGCCATGTCGCCAAAGGTGACCTTCGGTGCGTAGAAGCTGGGGATGCGGAAGCTGCGATCTGAGAGCGGTGCATTGAGATTGTGATGCACTTCCTCATAGCCATCGATCATGGCAGGCTTCGATTCATCGGCGATGAGGCAGCCATTCTTCGGGCAGACGTAGCGCACGGATGAACGCACTTTTTCAATGTCCCACGTGCCATCGGTGCGCCGTGCATCCGGCGACCAGATGAGCGAGCGGTAGGAATCCGAGGAGGCGCGCTCCTGCTCGGCTTCAAGGATGTCCTCAAGATCTTCCTCGGCAGCGGCGGTTTTCTTGACTTCAAACTCAAACGGGAAGTGGTGGCCGCAGTGCGGGCATGGCACATGAAAGTGGGTCTGGGTGCCGCGCTCGTATGTCTGCCAGGCGATGTGGTTGGGCGTGTTCGGCGTGAAGTCCATGAGCTGGAGCTCAAGGCCACGGAATTCTTTGGTGCGCTCAAAGGCAAGCTTGATGGGGTGGGCCTCGGGGGCCTGGTCGCGCTGATGCTGGATGACCTTGGCAGCCTCGCAGATATAGACGATGCCCTGCGTGCTGCCACTGGTGGAGGTGTCGGAATTGATCCCCTCAAACACGATGAAGCCGCCGGACATCTCCATGGCGAGCTTGCGGAATTTCGCGGGATCAAAGGGCTTGTGGATGCGCAGCGCGTGGTTTTCTTCGATCAATGCACCGAGCCTTTTCTCGCTGATCTCGACGCGCAGCCAGTCCTCGGAATTGCCAAGGATCAGTGTGGGCATGGGGCTGTGCGGGATGCGGTAGGCGAGGATGAGAATGCAGCACGTTGTCTTTCCCACCTGCGATCCGGCAGCGAGCGTGAGCGATCGCACGCCAGACTGCGGGTGCCCGCACTCGAGGATGCTGCGCATGAACGGTCGGCGGCGCACGCTGAATGGACCGGATGAGGCTGGCGCCATCTTCGCTGGCAGCACGATGTTTTGCTCACACCAGCTGGTCACCGGCGGTGCCTGGCTGAAGGAGAAGTCCTCGCGCAGAAAGGTGGCGATGCGTGAACTCATGCGGCGTGCAGTGATGGCGTGAGATGGTCGAGCCCTTCAATGCACTGCTGGATCTGGGGATAGAGTCGATTGATGAGATACTCGGTGGCACCACGAATGGCCTGCTGCTGGTTCGTGGGATTCACTAGGGAGGCTTGCTCGGCCGGCATATTGGAAAGCATGTTCCTCAATGGAATCAGGAAGCCGGAACGGAAGGCATGAAACTCATTGGCCGGGATGAGGCGCCGCTGATCGATCTGCCACTGCGTGTGCTTTTGCAGGGCCTTGTCATAATCGGCCCGCAGCTTGATCAGCATCGAGGCATGCACACAAGCCATGGCATCATCACGCGGGAGTGCACGACCCGTGCCTTTTTCATGACCGCCCAGGCACCGCTGCCACATGGCGAAGTGCTCGGCCCACAGCGACCACGCCGCGGCGAGCATGCGCTCAGGCTCGGCGAGATCATCGCTGGCACGCTGCAATGCTGAAGGCGGCGGTGGCGGTGCTAGGGGTGACACGTGGGAAAGCACCTGCACCTCGACCTGCGTCATCGGCTCCCGCGCTGAACGACTGACCGCTGAGACCATCGTCGCCTGGCTGAATCGCTTCCAGTCAGCGGTCTGCCCTTTCGCATGCCGCTGCGCCGTGCGCAGTGATACACCCGTGCTGGCGGCATAGGCCTTCAGCACGCCAGCGAATGCCCTGTCCTTGGTGCCGCTCATTGGTGTCGCATTTGAGTCAGACACGGCATGTCAACGTCGCAGCGACACCGATGGCGCTAATCCGGTGTCGCATCCGCCAAGTCGCGACACTTCATTTTCTCCCATTGAGACTTTTAACCCGCTGGGGGCATAGGGTGGGGAAAAAGATTCCTTACCGGGCGGGGGCCATGCCGGGCGCGCTGCAGGTGACCTACTGAGGCGTGACGGGCAGTGACGGCGCTGTGACGGCAGTGCCGTCACTGTGGAACGCTGATGAAGTCAGGGCTTCGGCTACTCTGTGACGGCTGTGACTTTAAATTCTATCCCTTACCCAACCCATTCAGAGAAAGCAGAGAGCACACACTGAATTCGCGCTTGCTGGCTCAGAACCCGACGGAAATCACCGTCACGCCGTCACATGCGCGTTCCACGCTGATGGTTTGGGCGTTCCACTGTGACGGCAGTGACGTAACACAGGCGTAACCACCCGTCACACAAGCCG